GAGGCTTTCGTGTATAACCCAAACCCACACGAGACTTACGAAGCCCCTGCGTTTGATACAGTGGTTCTCTTGGATGGTGATAAAGAGAACATCCATCCGTCAAATCTAACATGGCGGCCAAAGTGGTTTGCTCAGTGTTATGTTCTTCAGATGAAGCGGGACTACGACGAGTTCGTACTATCTAGGCCTGTGCTGAACGCAAAGACTGGCCAGATCCACGACAGCATCTTAGCCTGTTCGGTTTCAGAGGGAGTGCTAATCGATGATGTCATTCGTTCAATCAGAGTCGGAGATACAGTCTTTCCTCATTTTGCCTTCTATTTGTGGGATGTGGTATAACCCCGTTAGGTAAACATTCGCTATAATGGAATAGGGTGTGGTTATACTACACACCCTTTTCTTTCTCTTTCGACGGGAGGTCGGAATGCCAGTAGCAAACAAGACTCTAGATCAGGATCCATTCTTTACGAGGCTGCTCCTATCAATTATCCACGGGTCGAACCCGGACTATTGGTCGGAGCTGTCGCACAAGGTAACAGGGTGGGAGTATTGGAAGCAACCTGACGGTGAGAGTTTGGCTCTCCCAAAAAACAAGGTGACCGTTGACAGGAACAGTAAGACCTCGCCGTACCCAAAGTCCGTGTTGAAGTCACCAACAGGCGTTGACTACATCGTTGACACCACCAAGGACGCAATCCGATACAGCAGCAAGATTTGGATGGGTACGTATCGCGGTGAGCCTGTTCAGATTGCTAATGTCGTAAGCGGAAAGGTCATCACAAGATCTGTCTCTTATGGGTACCACTGGAACCAAGACCTCTATGCCGAGGTTCCGGTTGTGGCTGGGCGTCTTGAGCATTGTGGAGGCCCAAACGTTTCAAGCGACAGACATGTCTGTATCTATGACCCGGTGAATGGTGTTGTACATGAACTCTGCCAGTATGATGAGTTTGCCACAGACACGCCAGTAACAAACCAGGCTCTTTCTTGGGCTAAGTTCCGAAACGGCAAGATGATTGAGGGCACGGCAGTAACGGCTACGAGTGAATCAATCACGTATCACATGTGGGACCGGAACAGCCGAGCCAGCGGAGGCCATAGACTTGGGTTCATTGTTGGCGACTATGTTGGGGCTGACGGCACCCTTACAAGTGGACCAAAGGCTGGTGGGCTTCTCGTTCTGCCGAAGGAATCAGAGTCGTACAGGAAGATGACTGCTCTCGGAGGCGAATGTGCTGCCGTAGTAGATGCGTTGAGTGTGTTTGGTGCTCGAATCGTTGATCGAAGTGGTTACTCCGATTCGGCTCAGACCCGAATGAAAGCTCCAGACATCTGGACTCAATGGGGGTCTTGGACTAGAACCACAAATCTAGACCTACTCAATATCTTGGTGCATGACCTCTTGGTGGTTGAGTGATGCGGTCTGAAGCGCAATACCAGAATGAACTTATCACAAAGGTCATTCCGAGATTCATCCCAGGCGCCATAGTCATTAAGAACGACGCGTCCTATGTTCAAGGTATTCCGGACCTGTTGATTCTTTTTGATGATCAGTGGGCTATGCTTGAAGTAAAGCGATCTGAGTTTGACCCGTTCCAGCCGAATCAAGAGTACTACCTTGACATGTTCAACTTGATGTCGTTCAGCGCCGTTATCTACCCGGGGGTGGAAGAGGAGGTTATGCGTGATCTTCAGGAAGCATTCGGAATTGCGAGACAAGCACGCCTTTTTGAGCCCCAGTAGTTACAGCTGGATCAATTACACCGAAGAGAAGCTTGAGCATAGATACACAGCAGCTCAAGCGGCCAGACGAGGCTCTGATCTTCATGACTTAGCGCATGAGGCAGTCCGGCTCAACGTCAAGTTGTCCCGAACGAACAAGGCGATATCCACATACGTCAACGACGCCATTGGGTATAAGATGACCTGTGAGCAGCCGTTGTATTACTCAGACAATTGCTTCGGACATGCTGATACGATTTCCTTTAGGCGTGGCAAGCTTCGAATTCACGATCTTAAGACGGGCATCACACCAGTTAAGGAACGACAGCTAGAGATTTATGCCGCCATATTCTGTCTGGAGTATGGCGTGTCTCCATTTGATATAGACATTGAACTACGTATATACCAAGGTGAAGCAGTACGGCCGTATTACCCTGCACCGGAGGCAATCCAGAATATTATGACAACGATCATCGCTTTTGATAAGCAAATCGATGAGATGCGAGCAGCCGAACAACTCTGATCTAAGAAGGAGCAAACTGATGTTTATTGATGACACCGAATATCTACAGCATTACGGAACTCCTCGACGATCGGGTCGGTACCCATGGGGTAGTGGAGGAGACGCCCCAAGAAACAGCCGAGACTTTCTGAGTATGGTGGACAGTCTCAAAAAGAAAGGTTTGAGCGAAAAGGAGATCTCTGAGGGATTTGCGATCTCCATGGTAGAGCTGCGAGCTGCGAAATCTGTGGCTACAGCAGAGAAGAAAGCTGCCGACACAGCCGCTGCCCAGAGATTCAAAGACAAAGGAATGGCAAACTCTGCCATTGGAGAACGTCTTGGTGTTTCTGAGGCTACGGTAAGAAATCTTTTGGCGCCAGGCGCCGCGCACAAAGCCGATGTTCTAGCAGCAACAGTTAGTCTGCTTAAGGATCAGGTTGATAGTGGACATTACATTGACGTCGGTAAGGGCACCGAAAACTACCTCAACGTGAGCCCTGAACGTCTTAAAGTCGCCCTGGCCGTTATGAAACAGGACGGCTACGAGGTGATTACGAACATCCCCGTAAATCAGCCTGGCACAGGAAACACGACGAAGATGAAGGTGTTGGCCGAACCTGGCACCACTTGGGGCGATGTTGTTAAGAACAAAGGAAATATTCGTCAGTTCAACGAGCATCTTGATGAGACTGGGGCTAGTAGACTCGGAATCATTGCGCCAAAGGTTCTGAACCCTAACCGGGTAGATATCGTTTACGCTTCCGATGGTGGAAGCCATGCTGACGGCGTCATGTATGTTCGGCCTGGGGTAGAAGATGTTTCTCTCGGAGGATCTCGCTACGCGCAGGTACGTGTTCAGGTTGGGAAAGATCGGTACCTCAAGGGCATGGCCATGTATAAAGACGACCTGCCTGAGGGAATCGATGTTCAGTTCAACACCACGATCAACACGACCTACACCAAGTTTTATCGGTTCTTTTGCTCGCCGCCGTTAGCTTCCGATCAAACCGTCGGTGGCGGCAATGCCACGCTCAACGTGGCGGACTCTCATGACGCATCAAGCCAGAACCACTGGATCGACGGCATCAATTTGTATGTCTGGCGACCGTCCACTGGGGCGCTGGTTGGGACACTAAAGGATGCGGGGAATCTCGGCGGCAGCGAGCCGACGGCCAATGACTCCATCCAGGTCACCCACATTACGGGCATCACTACCAGTGCCGTCAACGGGCTGGCCGGCGACGTCATCATCTGTGAGATATGGGCGGATACGTTCGTCGAGGCCAACCGCTCCAACGCCAATCACAGGTTCTATTACGACGGCACAACCGAGAACACCACCGAGAATGCCGTAGTCAGTAATCACGCCAGCTACATCGAGCTGGCTGAGGATTTGGTGTTTGAGGGGGAGGGCGGAGGCAAAGGTTTTCCATTCCAGCCGCCTATGCGCGGATTCATTCACATGCTGGTGAGGTAGGTTATGTCACGCATTTACACCGCGCAGTTCAACGGCGTGGCCGCGACAGCGCAGCAGGATTTGTTCGAGATCGTGGCCGGATCGGCTGGGATCGTCGTGATTCACGAGCTGTGCCTGAGCCAGCTCACAGAGGTAGCTGACGCCGCCGAAGAAATGCTGCTGATCCTGCTCAAAAGCGGATCAACCACCACCGGCAGCGGGGGCAGTGCGCCCAGCAAAGTCGCCCAGCTATTCGGTGATGCCGCGTCAGGCGCGACCGTGGCGGCGAACAACACGACCAAGGCCACGGCGGGAACTATCGTCACGCACCACGCCTGGAACTGGAACGTGCGCGTGCCGTTCCAGATGATCTGGACGCCGGAAACACGGCCGGTGCTGGCGCCAAGCCGAAGGGGTACGGTGGAATTGGCTACCACGCCGGCCGACTCGATCACGATGGCCGGCTACCTGGTCTGGGAAGAAATCGGCTAAGTAGATGGCCGGTGTTTTCCGCCATCGGTTCAGGCTGCCTGGGCGGCCCAATCCGCTAGGTATCCTGACTGCCCCTGCGGCTGGGGGAGGGCAGACACTAACTCCGGGGCTGTTTACTAATAGTAACACTTTCTACGCACCAACAGTTTCCGGTACGTACACCCTATCCCCCGGACTGTACACAGACTCCGATACCTTTTACTCTCCTACTGTTTCGACTAGTTATTCGATAACTCCGGGGCTGTACACTGACCCCGATACGTTCTACTCTCCGGCAGTTAGTGCAACGTATACACTGACTCCCGGACTCTACGACGATGGCGACACATTCTACACTCACGTTGTGTCGCTCGGTGGTTCTCAGACACTCGTTCCTGGACTATACGTAGATAGTGATACATTCTATTCCCCTACTGTCTCCTCGACGTATACTTTAACACCCGCTCTATACGTCGATGCGGATACTTTCCACGCGCCAACTGTCGCGCCGGGCGTTTGGATCGTTTCGCCAGGGATGTACGTTGACGCCGATGCGTTCTATTCGCCGTCCGTAGCGCCCGGCGCTGTGTCGCTGATTCCGTCGATCTACATCGACCCCGATATTTTTTACCCAGCAACGCTCGTCGGCGGATCGCTGCTGGCGCCGCCATTCAGCGCATCGCTATCCAGCACATCCGCTCGCGCCAGCCTGACGAACACAGGAGCCACCGCACAATGACGACGCCATCGTATGACGTTGGGGACCAGCGCCGGCTAAGCGTGGCGTTTGCAGACAGCGCCGGCACGGCCGGCGATCCGGGCACGGTGACGTTCGCCATCCGCGCGCCAAGCGGCACGGTGACGTCGTATACCTACGGCACGGACGCTCAGCTGGTCAAGTCCGGCACAGGCGCCTATTACGTCGATTGGACCATCGCCGCGCCGGGACGATACACCTACCGTTTCGCCGGGTCAGGCACCCTGACGGCCGCCGAGAACGGCGAGTTCTATGCGCGTCGCGTGGAGGCCACGGCATGAGCCTTGCGCTTGTGACGGCGCCAACGGTTGAGCCGGTGACGCTGCAAGAGGCTAAAGACCAACTGCGGATAGACGGCAGCGACGATGATGCAACGGTTTCGATGCTGATCTCGGCCGCCCGGCGCTGGTGCGAGGACTACACGGGGCGCACGTTCGTCACGACCACGTGGGATTGGTCCTTTGACTGTTTCGACGGGCCGGTGCTTTGCGTGCCGCGTCCGGCGCTAAAGTCGGTCACGTCCATCTCATACGTTGACACGGCTGGCGTCACGCAGGTATTGAGCAGCGCCGTTTATCGGGTGGATACGGCCAGTGAGCCGGGCCGCATCGCCCTTGCCTACGGGCAGACGTGGCCTTCAACGCAGTCCGTCATCAATGCCGTTACGGTCCGCTTCGTCGCCGGCTACGTCGGGGTTCCCGAGCATGTTCGATGCGCCATCCTGATGCTGGTCGGCGAGATGTTCGAGCAGCGGCAAGAGAGCGTCACAGGAACGCTTGCGTCCGTCCCCTTCGGTGTGCGCGAGCTGCTCGGCACCGAAAAACTTTGGCACTACTAGGAGACCATCATGGCACTCCAGATCGGCACGCTGCGGCACCGCGTTACGATTCAAGCGGCAAGCGAAGCTCAAAACGCCATCGGCGAAATGGTCGAAACGTGGGTCGAGTACACCACCGTATGGGGCCGGGTAGAGAAGCTATCCGGGAATCGTCTGTTCGCCGCGGCGCAGATGGAGGAGCCAGTAACCGGCGTGATAACCATCCGCTACACCGACGGCATAACGCCGAAAATGCGCGCCGTAGTTGGCGGCAAAACCTATGACATACGGCACGCCATTGACAGAGCCGGCCGCCGTCAGGCGCTTGAGATTATGGTGTCAGAGGCGCTGAATGGTTGAGGTTCGCGGACTGCCAGAACTCAAGAAAGCATTAAAAGACCTGCCTGGCACGTCTCAACGACGCGGCATTCGGGCCGGCCTGAATGCCGCGTCAAGGTTGGTAAGGGACAAGGCCCGCGTGGCCGCGCCGGTAAGGACTGGCGTGCTCAAGCGAAACATTCAGGCGAAGCTTGGCCGGATTCGTGGCAACTCAATATCCGCCTACGTTGGCGTAGAGGCCGGGAAAGTGCCAGAAGCAGATGGTTCCGGACGCGTCCAGTTCAAGACGCGGCGCGGCGTCAAGTCGCGCAAGCTATCGGCCCGTGAAAGGCGCGGCGAAGACCCGTTCTATTACAAGTTCCAGGAGCTTGGGTTTACCGCCGTAGGACGCAGAAAAGGCGGCACAGGGAAAAAAATTCCAGGCAAGCACTTTCTCAGGAGTGCGATTGAAAACAACTCATCTGACATTGTCGAAGCGTTTACCAAGTCAGCAAGGGAGCGCATAGAGCGTGGCCGCTGAGGAGACTATTTTTGCGACGCTGTCCGGCAACGCCGGCGTCGCCGCGATCGTTTCGAATCGTATCTTCCCGTCAGTTCGACCTCAGGACAGCATAGTCCCTTGCATCGTCTATCACCGCGAGGCGACGCAGGTTATCAACACCATCCACGGGACGACGGCCATTGCTATTGCAACCATTGCCGTGCGCGCCGTCGCGGCAACGATGGCGACAGCGGATGCCATATCCGATGCTGTTGATACGGCGCTTGCTGCGCACATGCACGACGACAGGGCTTCGGCCTACGATCCGGACGCCGATGTTTTCATTTCGACGACAATCCACCTCGTGAGGGACTGAAAATGGCTAATGCTATTCTTTGGACAAACGTTCAGGTTTCGATTCAATCGGCGATTGCCGCCGCAGACACGATCACCGGGATCACAAAGGCGAATCCTGGCGTCGTTACGGCGACCGGCCACGGTTGGGCTGATGGCGATTATGTCTATTACAACGTCGAGGGCATGTATCAGCTCGACGAGCGGATTGTGCGGGTCGATAACGTCACCGCAAATACGGCAGAGCTTGAGGGGTTGGATACCACGAATTTCGAGACGTTTTCCAGCGGCGCCGGACAGGTAGTCACGTTCGGCACGTCGGTTACGACTGCCGTTGGCATTT